GAGGTAGTCTTAGGTGCAGTAATCTGATGCCCTGCTGCATCTCTAAACACATTATGCTTCTTGCTCCTTACAAGTTTAGCACCATACTTTGCAGCCATCTTGATAAATGCTGCACCTGCTTTTAACTTCCCTTCGCTTATTATGCTCATTTTCGGGCGCTACCAAACTCGTAAGTGTCTCGGTAGTATTTAGAAAATCACTGAATATCTTGGTATCTATTCTCTTGTGACTTATATCCTGATATATCAACGTATGCTCTTGATTGTGACTTATACTCTGATATATCAGGTGGGCGGCGGTTCTTTACATATTGGAGTTCATTCCAATACCAATGATGACACACTACCAAACAATGAACCTTCTTGTGCATATTAACCAGTTCATCGGGTTTATCCTTAACAGAGACTTCAATCGTTAGATATTCATCTCCCTTAAAATAAACCCATCCTTCATCTACATTCCCATTATGATTCCACCTTACATAATCATCAACTTGAGGCGAATAGGAGTTGTTCAAGGGGGTTGAAGTTGAGTTGCATTGCTGTGTATGGAGTTGTGTCATTGAAGTCAACGGGTTCTCCTACTTTGTTTGAATTGATTGGGGCAAAGTATTGTTGTTTCTTTGGGTTGTAGAATCCCCAGATACAACGAACAGGAAGACCATTATTGAAAACAAACCCAGGGTTACATACAGTCCAAATTGCAAGAATAGAAGCGTTCTTGCGAACGACCTCGTATCTGTATCCTTTAGGAGGTTCATGAGTAAAATTAATTTCTTTCAGGGACGGCACGGAGACGGTTTGGATTCCTTTCGTCATGATCAATCAACCATTGCAACTTTTCTTTTGTTGTTTCTTTACTCATCCCTTGATATTGTTCATCAACAAGTGCCCAACCATTTGTTGATAACTCTTCAATGCGATAAGTGCGTTCGTCAGTCATGTCGTAAAAGCGTCGATAATTGCAGATTCATAGTCATCAACCAGAGAAAACTTTTGTGCCCTGATAATGTTCGGCATGATTCTATCTTCATACCCAGGATGATTCAATCCTTCCTCATTAGCACATAATTCAAATGCTTCGGCATCACTACCAGCAATTAAATTAACCACTCCACCATACTCTGATTGTGGAAACGGCACCCAGTAATCAACAATGTAAAGACTTTTCATTCCTCTGTTTGATTTGTTTTTATTTTATCAGCGATAGACATATTCGTCAACTGTCGCTCAAGTTCATAAAATACTGGATTCAAGTGCATAAAGATGAATTGTTTATACTCATTGTCTTTAGTCAATTCAATGATGTTTTCAACTTGATACTTTGCTAGGATTAACTTTGTGATGTCATCCATATCGCAACCTATCCTCATTGAATTTTACTTTGTCCATCAATTTATAATGGTTGACGCTTGGGGCAATAGATTCGCGACCTTGAGCAATAGTATAACTGCTGGTACGATGTAAAACATAATACAAATACTTCAATTCTTCAGCATCAAAATTCATTGCACAAACTCCTGCATATAATAATCAACAGTCACTTCCAATTCTGCTGCTTTACGCTCATAGAATTGGTCCTTATATTGTTCTGCTTCCTTCCACTTTTGATGTGAATCAATCTCAGTCTCAGCGTGTTGCATGAAATCGTCAAATGCTTTGATGAATTGTTCAATGTCCTGGTCGTTCATTTCAATAGGAAGGTTCAACATCATAAGTTAAAGAAAGGGTCTTCTTATCCATCCCATCATACACTTCTTTCAACCGATTGTGAAGTGTTGCTGCACTACCATATTCTTTCGCAATTATATTTTCGTCGTGATGCGATAAGAGTTGTAGTGCGGATAGAATTACTCCAAGTTCATGAACATTGAGTGGAACTTGCTTTTCGTGAGTCATTCTGCTTACTTGAACTCTACAACTCTAATTATATCACATCAATCGCTGCAAGTCTTCCACTGCACCTTGCATTGCTGACCGTGCAAATCCTGTCGCATAAGGCCAACCTTCATCCTTATTCTCTGGTGCAGTATGACACACATTGATTGCATCTTGCAGGCGTCCGATGATAAGATTCAGTTCCTGTTTGGTCACGTTCATTTCACACATTGATTAGTTGCTCCTGTTGTTGACGAAGAAAAGAGATTTGAAGATTGATCTGTTCAACTTCCTTTAGAAGTTTCAACTTACGCTTCGACAATTCGATGATACTCTTATCAAGTTCACCGATGTGCATTTCAAGTTGTTTGTTCATTCTTCAACATTTACCAGTCCAGCAGCATAATACTGAAAAATCAAATTTTCATAGTCATCCGCTAGTGTACGATATGACATGTCATTCTCATACACATCAAACCCACAATCATCATCAAAGTGTTCAATCAATGCCATCAGTTCATCGTGATTGTATCCACCATCATCTTCATCAGGTGGCATGAAATAACCATTCTGAATGTGCTCCGTAATGTGTGGAACAAGTGCTGACAAAAATTCTTCTTTAGTCATCATACCATCTCCTGCTGTTGTTGCATCATTTGCTCTTCAGTTGCTTCATCTACACATTCTTGAATGATTTGGTAGATATAATCACTGTTGCCAACATCATCGAAGATGCGTTCAAGAACTTCAGGATCTTCTACAACATTATCATAATCAAACTCACCATTTTCATCCTTCAGGTGACAATCTTCCTTGGTGTAAATCCATGCACCACAATCTGCATCTTCTCCCAGTTGTTCGATGAGAGTGTTGACACGATCTTTGAGTTCTTTGAGAGTGTAGTTCATCAGTTGAGAAGAGAAACGTTGATTTCTTTCCAGTTTGGATACTGCTTCATAGCATAGTTTTCCAATCTGGTGTTGTGTGCCTTGATACCCTTTTGTGTCTTAGGGCGTGTGGGCATTGTTCTCAAAAAGGACAATGTTCCTTCATCAGTTGTTACTGTGATGGAATAAGTTGCAGTTGTTGTGTTCATTCTTCGTCCTCTTCTTCTGATGTATCAATGATAAATTGATAACTCCGTTGGTCATCATCACAATCTAACTTAAACCATTGAACTGGACATTGTGCTAACCAATCGTTGAAGTCAATGTGTTGAGAATTAGTTGGATCTAAAATCATCAGACCAGTGCCTCCATGTTGATACCTTGCTCAGCAAATGCGTCAGCGACGATACCACACAATGCGTTCACTTCAAAGTCACTCATGCCCCACAATTCACCAGCAATCTCAATCTGTTCCTGAATGTTTTCAGAAACCTTAAGCATTGCAGTGATTTGGTCTTGGTCCATGTCAGATTCAACGGTCAATTCGTTTTCCCAGAAGTCAACCCAGTCAGCAGAAGTAGCAGCAGTTACAGTCATCAGTAGTGAGATTCAGAGGTGTCCAGTTGTTCAGACCATTTTGCAATGGCGTTGTAGCACTTACTGTAGTCTACAAACTCATAACCAAAATTGTAGAGAAAGTAGAAAGCATAATTGATGCGATTCTCAGGAACTGAGAGGTGGCGGTCGATGGCGCGGGTCATGCTCTCCTTTGCTTGATGAACATATTATAGAGCAACCTGGGGGCGTTTCAGCGCCCCCTGTACCAGTTTCTCAACCGGCACTACCCATAAGGTTAGGAGCCCAAGCGGTAGTATATTCTTCGGCAGCACCTTCTACACCAGTGTAGGTGTCCAACCACTCTGCATATTCTTCATACAATGCACGAACATTCTCTTTATCTTCTTCTGTACCCATTTCAGTGTAAGTACCTGCAAGGTGAAAAATATGCTCACACTGATCTTCAATCATTTCAACACGTTGGTCGTCGGTGAACTCAGTCATTGAACCTCTCTGTTGATTACTTTGTAATTATAGCGTAGGGGAGCACCCCTAGGGGGTCAGGTGGACAGTTTCTGGAACCGTCCACTGCTAAAATTTACAGCACTGAACACCTGCCTATCAACTAATTTCATCATACCGTGAGCATTGCTCCTCACATAACCCTCACCGTCCACAATAATACCACTAATTACTGCTCTGGGACCATTATTAGCGCAGATGGACAACATATCCATCTTAATCGTGTGGATTAACTTCCAAAAACGCATTAAGTTCACGTCACAGTCGGCAGCGGTCGCCAGTGCCTCTGGGTCCAGGACGGCATTGATTTTTAGGAAAGTGTTGATGGTCTTCTTGATTTGTGCCGCTTTCTTATCATCGACAAACTCACTCAACTGAGAAATCATCCGCGCAAATTTCACAACATCAGTGAAGTCTTCATCACCCATCCACGCTTTAGGTTGAATGAAACGACACTTATCTGTGCTACGAAGATTCAACTCAAAGTTCCAAGAACACAATGGGTGTGCTTCAGCATCACGCAAATCACCATCCGTAGTGTAGAACGTATGTGGTGCTACGATGATATTTTCTTCAAGTTTCTGATCAAACACATAGGTTACAGTATTTGGTTGGTAACTATCATCACCACCAAAACCAATGAAGTCACCTTGAACAATACCTTCAGTGCGTGGGAGACAATCAAGAGCACAATGCAAAATGATTGCTACTGCACCTTCGTGGTTTTCATCAATCTCCTCATGAGTATGATTGATTTTGATTTTTACTTTGTTGAACACACTTTTGGTGCCCACAAAAAACTTTCCTGTCGCAGGATTTGTGCCCCAAACAATAGCAGGAGCACCATCAATCTTCACCGACATTGTAGACGGCGCAAGGAACCAATCAAGCACAGAAAGATCACCAGTCAGGATGGTATCTTCGGGGTGTTCAAGGTGAAGGTTTTTCATCAATCAGGCGTCAACGGTAAAGAACATGTGATCAGAGTCTAGCGTAGAAGCAGGACCAGTCCACCCAATGGAACCCATTGTAACATATTCATCGCTATCTTCTAGCAGAATAGTTGCAGTTTGATCCAAATAACGTTCGGGCAGTTCATTCAGAATTGCCTTCAGTTCGCGATAGGTTCCGCGATTCCAATCGTTTTGAGGGAGATACATTATTTGCCCACTCCATAATTGTTTGCAGTTGCTTCCAGATCACCAATTTCTGTCGTTTGTTGTGGTGATGTAGGCATCAAATCCATCAGTGTTTCTTCACCATAATAGTCCAGAATCTCACTCTTCACATCATCTTCGTCCCAATCTTTGATATTCTGCTCAATACTCTCAACAGCAAAAGTGATCAACGTATCCATATCCATACCCTCAACAATCATCTCAGCGTAGTTGAGTTTGAACTGGTCAAGTTGCTTGGCGTTCATAACGTTTGGATCGGTGGGAAAAGAGATAAAGGACATCAGCAGTAGAGAGGCATATACTCTTCACGGGGAAGTTTGTCGGTGTTGTAGTTGGTAACTTCAGCACCATTAGCAATACGCGATGCCCACTCATGTTTGGCGGTGAGCATGGTAACAGTGCTGTAAGACTTCAAACCATTAGAACGCCAGGTAACACGTTTTTGAAAACGCTTAACACCTTCATCAGCAATATATGCTTCGGGGAAGAAGTCAACAATGGTGACGTTGGTGGTGAGTTGCATGGGGTGTCTTGCGTTGATGAACTTATTATAGGGCATGGAGTGGGTCAGAGAAGCGGTGCTGTACCACTTCCCCAACTGTCACCAGATCTCCGTGAAACGCTTGTGAGTTGCTTTGGTCATTCTACCTTCCTTCAACATATTGTCGCAGACATTAACAAACACCTGAAACTTTTGCTCACGAGTGAGAGTGTCTGCACCCTCACAACCTTTCATAATTTTGAGCATTTGTGCTTTGGAAGTGATCATCGGGTGTTTCCCTTTGGTATGAATACATTATAGTGCATCCAGTGCCCTCTACAAGCGTCTGTAGACCAGTTCTCAACCCGTCACATAGAGTTGCCCATACTTGCCGAAAACGCTCTTAAATCGCTCCAGGTCTTTACCCAGATAGATGATAGCAGATTGGAAAGGTGCTGCACCTTTACCCTCACCAAACTTCAAACGCTTGTTTACAGCAATCCAAGGATACTTTGCAACTGCGTTCCACCATTTGGTAGAAACGTCCAACTTAATGAGAAGAACCATCTCAGTTGCGTTTCCACATTCATACTGTTGTGCAGCATAAGGAACCCATTCTTTACTGTTAGAGTATGGATGGTTCATAAACACTTTACCCATCCAAGGATGTGCTAGACCGTTTGTCTCTTCAGTGTAAACATTCTCAGCAGGGACGTTACGATTTTCCGAATCATTAGAGCAGGGGTCAAGGTCAACAGGACCGCCGAAGAACTTAACAACATCGCCAACAAATTCAACAGGAGTGTTCCAGCAATCAGTACGATTACCAGTGGTAGCAGTCAGAGCTTTAAGTGCAGATGAAGTCATTGATAGAGATACTCCGAAACGAATTGTTCGTGGTTGATGATACGAACGTCAGGATAGATACTACCCATTTTAGCACGGAACTCTTCGGAAAGATAGTAATCTTTCCACTTCCACGCTTTGTCTGGTCCTGCTAGAACAATCGTAGCAGATTTGTAACCATGGTCATCAATAGCATGTTGCAGTTTCATGAACTCAAAAGGAATCTTTTCCTCTGCTGTTCCCAGAACACGCTGATACTTCAAACTGATAAGTTCATCTCCGTTGAGAACAATGTCGCAGTAGTGTTTACCACCATTGCGTTTTGAACCAACCATAACCTGAGACTCTACAGTGTGTTCACTGTAATCTTCCAGAAGATTTTCAACCTCAGTTTCATAATTGGTTCCCGTGGTGGTGTCTCGGGTCATCACTCCGTTTTGATTACTTTGTAATCATACTGGAAGAACCGCTTCGCTGCGGGTACGTTGTGCCAGTTTGCGCTTCGGCACATCCAACTCTTCCATTATGATTTGTTTTGGTAGAAAGTTCCAACAATAATATGAACTGCTGAACGTAATCTTATCGTTTGGTCTACCATCAGGAGAATGAAACTTCATCCGCTTATCAAACATCAACAGTTGCAAATCTTTATCCTTGAACAACTGTTTCGGTGCAGAATCATTCAACCAAGTGTTAGTCATAATCAATGCAAATGGTTTGTTGAATGATAACGCTCGCTCAAAGAACTTGCGCTTATTTGTAAACGGTGGATTCGATACAATCACATCCCAATGTACTTCAGGTTCCCAAGTTAGAAAGTCTTTACCCTCATCAATGTGAGAGTATTCAACACTATGAGTTTGTGAGATTTGCTTTACAAATTCACTCTCTGCCGTATCAAATGGACACCAGACTTTAGCATCCTTGGGGATGTACTTTAGGATTGGTTTTACACCATAATCAGGTGTATAACACTCATCATTGTTACCTGACGAGTACATAAGTTCTTTAGAGTCCATAATCAACCTAGGATACAAGTACCAACAGCATAAATCTCTTTCTTAGAGATTGTAACACCAATACGGGGATCTTTAGCGTTACCGTTTTTCTTTTTAGGATATTGTTTCTTCGCTTTGGGTAGAACAATGTTCAGAACATCATCACAATTAAGTCTCCACACTTCTGCAATCTTACCACCTTCATATCGTGCATAATAGTGGTTCTTATACTTGCCGATCTTATCTTCAATCAAATAACGTTCTTGTTCTTCCCAAGTGTCTTGAACACTAATACCATTATACGTTGCATTGATAGAATTTGCAATGGTTGATTTATACTCACACCCACCATCATCATCGAAAGCATCAGCACCACTATAATCTTCAGCGATACGATGTCCCAAAACTCCCGCCATATGAATCTCACGAGAACGAGCATAAGAGAAAGGATCACCCCAACCCTGTTCGTCACAGAGTTGATACATTTCCTCGTAGAGCGACTGATAGCGTTCTTCGGGGGTCATTGCTTCCTTTCGATTACTTCGTAATCATACAGCAGCACAGAGGCGATTGGCGAATCCAGTGGACGGTTCATCCTCTGGCACACCAAAAGTATCAGTCAACCACCAATCATATAACCTATCTTCTTCTTCTCGTGCCTCAATTTCGTGTGGTTGATACCAATAGTCCCAATTTTCTACTGGTGTTTTACAATAACACAATTTTCCATAACGGTGCCGCAAGGAACCACGGATCCACTGCGCCAGGTGGGTCAGTTCGTGCAAAAGAGTTCTAATATACAACTCCTCAGTCATATAAGTATCCAATTCAATCAAAAAGTTGCGAGGTCGATAACCACAACCATCAACATCACAATATCCACGAACAAGTTCTTCTTTTAAGTCACGATGAACAATGTCCACCGTGATTTTATGGCGTGGGAAAAAATTATTCAGAAACCAGGAGGTAACATCCTCACAGAGCTCTTCAGAATAACCGTATCCAGAATGAGTGATGTAAGACATTGACCCCAATGTAGAAACCAAATAAAAGAACCGACGAAAATAAGTTTATGAGTTGAAGTCATCTACTTCCTCCCAATTAGCGAGAGAGATGTCATGAACCAGATTAGCATTGTCCTTCATCCATGTTTTCAATTCCATCTTACTATGAAAGTAACGATGACCATAATGGTTTGGAGTCAGTTTTGGTTCTGGTTTTAACCTAACCAAATAGATTGTAGGTTTTTTAATCATCCATAAGTCTCCATATACTCATCAAGAGTTAAACCTTCACTATCAGTATCAGTTTCCTCTATCAGTTGTTCAATCGTAAGTTCTTGCATTTCCTTACGATATTCTTCAGGAGTTAAATCCTCAGGGTCATAATCATCGTGGCAGAGATACTCCCACTCCGCCACAAGTGCATCAACCAGTTGTGCTTTGGTGTAATTCATCAACCGTACTTCACCTCATTGTAGTAAGCGTTCTTGTAAAGATAACCACCTGCCCAATCACACTTCTCAAAGACAAACTCACGCTCTTTGATGATACGAAGATCGAAGTATGGTTCTTTAACAGGTGACTTGAAACTTGCTGCTTTATGAAGTTCACCAGTTTTCATATTCACGAAAGCATGAACACTACAAGAACCACCATCGGTTTCCATAATAATTTTGTGATACTTGCGACCACTCTCAATATAGAATTTGTAAGCACCTTCGCCATTTTTGATAGAAGCAATGCGCTTTTCACGATACTCAGGATCAGTCGCCAGAAAAAAGTCAGCACGACGTAGAGAATCTTTTACAAAATCCTGCTCAAGTGAGAGACAGAGCATTTGAGTCCACTCAAGCACATTTTCAGCAATTTGTTTGCGAGCAGCAGCAGTGTCGCAGTATTCAGCGAAGGTGGTTCCCATTGGTTTGAATCGTATGAACGTATTATAGGGGCATACAGGGGCATTTCAGCGCCCTGTGTGCAGGTTATTAGACCGTCACATCAAGCATTGCCCAACGGTCAATGTTAGATTGATAATACTTATTGATTACATCTGTTGCTACTTGATTACATTCCGAATCACTGAATCCCCATTCACGATAATTTTCATACAAAAATTCGTAAATTCTTTTTTGTGCATAAACTGGACTTGTGGTTGACATCAAAATTACAGAAAATTCTTCATTGATGGTATCAATCACAGAATCGGGAGTGTCCACATAACACTCCCATTCACTACGTTTGATGGAGACTTGTTCGCGTGTAATAATCATTTGTCGTTGATAGAACCAGCGGGAATTTCTTCTTCTTTAATATATTTGTCGTCCCAAGAGCGTGTATTATAGCAAGTCCACCCAGCACTCGTGAAGAGATAAGCATACTCTTCATCATAAGTATTTTTCAGATACTCATTCTTGTTTTTGCTGAGTTCAGGTGCATTATCATCAATAGATTCACCGCGAGAGGTGTAGTATTGAGGACCAGTTTCAGGCAGAGTTTCATTGTTCCAACCCACATTAGTATGCAGAGAGGAGATGTTACCACCGTTGATCAGTTGGTTCACTTTCTCCTTCGTATTGTAGAACTCACGGAGAACTTTACCATTGAAAGAAGGATAACCATCCCAATGGCAGTAAACAGAAAGGATAGAATCATCGTTGAGTTGGATACCGATGCGGGAACGAGTGCCCATTGCCTTTGTTTGAACTGAAGTCAGTATAGGGCATCCACAAGGGGATTCTGTGCCTGCTGTGCCAGTTCATCGATTGACTCCTGAGCGATTTGGATTGCGTCTGGGTTCACGTCCAAGGTTACACAATTTCGGTTAGTGTTAAAAGCAGATATTGCTGTAGTTCCAGAACCACAGAAGGGGTCCAGAACCCATCCATCCTCGGGACAAGATGACTTAATTACACGTTCTAACAATTTCAAAGGTTTTTGTGTGGGATACTTACGCTTATTCTTCTCAGATCTGCTGATAAAGTACACATCATCCCAGAGATTCTGCACTGGAACACCTTTAGACTCATGAGAATAGATTTTTTTGTAGAGGTTGTTGCTACCGTAGTGCAGACGGTCCTGGGCGTCCAGTTCTTCCAATTTTTCCCTAGTTATACGAAACCCATATTGTGGGTTATAACCTTTGTATTCAAATCGGGCACAAGGACGACTCTTTTCACCAGTAACTTTAGCAAGAGCATAATATCCAACACTGTCTTGATTCTTGAAACTATTGGCGGCGTAAACAGGGTCAAGAGAAGTATATTCAACCTCAAAGTATGGATTACCCTTACGCAGCACCATAATGCTGTCTACAATGTTACCCCAACCATTCTTGATATTGTTCTTCGGTCCACTACGTTTCCAGGAGATATTAGTATAAAACGCATCACGAACCTTTCTATCAACTTTAGATAGAACTAGAGCGTTACCGATGAAGTTATTGTGTGCATAAAGCCAACCATTCTTGTTGAGTTTGGCGAACGCATTGTTGATAACTTCTGCATACCAGTCGATATAATCATCAAACGAAGTCCAATGGTCAGAGAAACTTTTCTCTTGACCATCTTCCTCCTGCATAGTAAAGTCCCGCTGCAATCCGAACGGAGGGTCCATATAAACCAGATCAAATGTCCTGTCGATTGTGTTCAGTTCTTCTACAGGTTTCTCAAGAATCTGAATCTCAGGCATTACTGGGTTTTGTAGAGTCTATACTCTATCATAAAAAAAGCGCCCCGTCAAGGAGCGCGATTGAATCAGTTGTCGTGAATCTTACACTCTGGTGCGCCAGGTTCCTGGTCACAGTATAGTTCAAGTGGTGAGGGATCGTGATGATCACCTGCTTCAATCTCTTCTTTATGGTGTTCTACCCAATCTTCGAGATCGTGAAGTTCACTTTCAATGTGACGACGTTGTTGTGGGTTGGTAGTAGGATCTTCTAAAATCTTCTTATCAACCTCAATATGCTTTTCTACGCTTTCCATTGGGTTGTTTGTAGTGTGATGAACTTATTTATTTTAGTCAGTCGTCCATCGGATTGCAAGTTCGCCAATGTTTCCCAGCACCCTTAAGTCTTGAAACCAACTCATCAGCGAACGCTTCCATCTTATCGGGGTGAATTTGTTGAATACCTGCTTCTTTTACAGCATTTTCAATGCTAGAAACCTCATTTTCATCAAGTTTTCTGCCGTCAGATGGGAGAGTCATAGGAGTTACCTTGTTTTGTAGTATTTTAGCGTTTCCGCATAAAATTAGTTATGGACTTAATTTTTTCTTTGGGATTGGTTCATAGAACTTAATCATCAGTAAAAAATTGTCCCCAAGAACCTGAACTTCCTTCTTCTCTACTTTCAAGTTTATCTAGGATTTCATCTGTGGATTTCATACTATCAATTCTTGCAATTAGTTCTGAAATAACACTACACACCATGGGGCGTTCTTGCCTTGCAGCAAACGCTAGTGCGTTGCGAAGACATTGTTCCGCTTCTTTAAGTGATTCTTCTACAGAGTTTGATAAAGCCATTATTCAGGGAGTTCAGTATAGTCTGGAGTTTTACCGAATGGATTAGGTCGATTTGGATCATTTCGATCATAATCATAATAATAATAAATCGACTTTCTGGCGTAAGCATGTTCTTTTTCACCAGTTGCTGTAAGATCATATGAATAATCTTGAGTCGGTTCATTACAACGAACAACATCAAGTTTGCTCAAAAGTTCTTTACCTTTACGAACTTCTGATTGATGCTTAATCATATGATCTTTGATAACTCTTTCGACTTTCTTATACAGGTCCATCGAGTCCCTCCTTTACTGCTTGTTCAACCATATCTTGAATTTCTTTAGCAGTCAACCCATTCAAAAAATTCCATTTTGGGTCTTCTTTATCCCATTCAAGAGTAAATGTACCGTCTTCGTTTTGTTCTACCTTCAGTGAATCACTGGTGGCGATGTTAGCATCCTTCATCTTTTTTGAACTCCTTACGACATTTTTTCACCTCTTTCATTTCATTTTTGATCATTTGGTAAGCATCTTCGGCAGAGATTCTACCACCAAGTTCCATAGCACAAATAACTTCAACACGAGTACCGAAGTGTTTCAATGCCTCTTCAAAACAATTTAGTTCTTCATACATTGTTCTAATTCACTCTGAAGTTTATGTAGTTGTTTTTGAACTAAAATCATCTCAGATTGTAAACGACTGATTTTATCATCGTGTGATCTAATCCATTCTTTATAGATGATTTCATCCAATTCATCATCAGAATGATCAGGAAGATTGTGTCGTTCAATCGCCCAAGATGGGGGTGTTGATGTCTTCCAAGGATACAACATATCCTCTAGTTCCATCACAACACCCCACAACCAAATGTGAAACTTACGAATCACAACTTACCACCAACGACACCAGAATTTACAACGCGAGTATAATCATCAAGTGTTCCTTCTTGAAGACACATCAAATGCCATCTAGTCATTTTGAGAACATCTTCATAATTCATTCCAGTGATAAAGTGAGCACCATAAGGTTCTTTCAAGATAGAAGTGTGAAGACCAAATCTTGTCTTTTTGATGTAGAAAGCATCATCAATCCAAACAACATCTTCGGGGACATTTTTTTCAACTGTACCACCCAATGAAGTTTCAAGTGTTGGTTTCTTGTCCGTCTGAATCATTTTCTTTAGTTTCAATTTGGTCACGAATGAATCCGAAGGGTCCAATTTTACCCTCATCTTCCATTCTTTTTTTCATAACAACAGCACCAAGAGACTCCATAATTTTCAGGATGTCCTCTGCTTTTGCACCTTCACCCAGTTGTTTTGCAACGTAAA